TATCGCGGTTGGTCGCACGGAGACGCAGCATGAGAACCGCCGACACCCTAGCCGTCCTGCGCAACATCTCGCAGCGGGGCGCGCTGTCGAGGAAATGCGCGCCGACGATCTTGACAACGAACGATTCCTGCATCTGGCCCGGCCTGGGCGAGAAGTGCGAATGCATCGAAGTGGTGGAACCCGCCGATTTCTACCAAGACGGCATGGACGCCTGTGCCGATGGCACATACGAGCGCGACTGCCCGCACGCTGACGGTTCGGCGCGCGTCCAGTGGCTCCGTGGTTACCGCGACTTCATGCCCATTCGGGGCGAGTGGGAAGCGGAGAACCATGACAGAGCGCGGATGTACGCCTGATCCCACCCAACCGCAGGAGCAAACCATGAACAAGCGCCAGCACCGCGCCGCCGTCCAGGCCAAGCGCGGAGACATTGACCTATCCCGGCACGCAGGCCGGGGCTATCCGGTTGACGACCTGACCGATGCCGAGTGCATCGCCATCGACGCTGCATACGACAGGGCCAAGACAGACCCGGCAGCGGCAGCTGCGCGTGAACACCGACAGATCACCGAGCAGCAGCAGATGCTGGGCATCTTGAGGGGTGCGGTATGACCCTCTACCTGATCCTTCTCGTGTGCGCAGTTTTCGCCGTGGTCATCGTCAGCCTGTGCGTTGCATATGTCGCCCGCAACAGTGAGCCAGATCGCTACGAAGACGGTGCGCAGTCTGATGCGGACGTGCAGCACATCGTGGACAGCGTTCGGGCGCCGCTGGAGACGACTCGGCGCATTCGGGGGATTTCGTCATGAACCGCAACAGCAGCAGTTGGACTGGACGCGCATCGCGCTCAATGGCCGACGCTTTCGGCCCATACGTCACCCACGAACTGCATCCCATGCCAGAGCCCAAACCCAAGCATGACGCTGCAGACATTGCGCTGTACATCGTCGCCGTGATCGCCGTTCTGGTGATCGTGCATTTTGCCAACTGAGGAACAACAAATGAGCATTGAACTATTGGACGAACCCACCACCGCCCTGACGGTGACCGCCCGCGCCGCGCTGGCCCTGTCGTCCGACCAGACCCGCAAAGACCTGCAGGCCCTGGTCGCCAAGTCGATCAACATCCGCGAGGTGAAGAACGCGGCCGGAAGGGATGAAGCTCATTCCGCCGCGATGGCGCTGGTACGGGCCCGTACCACGATCACCAAGACCGGCAAGGCGGCGCGCGAGGATGCTGCTGCGTTTCAGAAGGCGGTCATCGCCGAGGAGAAATCACTACTGGCCATCACCGAGGCCGAGGAAACCCGTCTGCTGGCCCTGCGCGATGCGTGGGACCAGGCCCGCGCCGCCGAGAAAGCCGAGGCCGAGCGCATCGAACGCGAACGTGTGGCGAAGATTCACCTTCGCATCGCTGACATCCGCGAAGTCGGGAATCTGGCGCTGCAATGCCACACTTCGGACGCCGTGCAGAACCTGATCGAACGCATGGGTGCATTGACGCTAGATGGGTACGACGAGTTTTCCGAAGAAGCGCAGAACGTCCGCACCGACGCGCTGGCCCGCATGGGTGAAATCTACGCCAGCAAGCACGCCGAGGAACAAGAGCGCGCCCGCATCAAGGCCGAGCAGGATGCCGAAGCAGCCCGGCTGGCTGCGGAGCGCGCTGAGAACGCCCGTATTGCCGCCGAAGCCAAGGCCGAGCAGGACAAGCGCGATGCCGATGCAAAGGTTCTGCGCGATGCCGAGGAAAAGAGACTGGCCGACGAGCGCGCCGAGTTTCACGCGATGCGGGCCAGGTTACTCGGCGAACTGCAGGCCGAAGCTGACCGCATCGCCGCCGAGGCCAAGGCGCTGCAGACGACAGTAACCGAAATCACGCCCGAGGAAGTCGCAGTCACTGGCCCTGCCCTGCTGGAGACGGACCCGATATTCAACCAAGAGGACGGCGGCGAACTGTTGGACAGCCTGACGCACGTTGAGGCACCCGCGCCGACTTTCGGAGACGCTGACGTGATCGCCTGCGCTGCAACCGCAGTTTCCCAACGGTTCGATATTTCATTCAACGATGCCCTGAACCGGCTGGCCGAGATCCAGGAATGGGTCGCGGTTGAACTTGCAGACTGAGATAACACCATGAACGAAACCATTGAAGACTGGCGCCCCGTCGTTGGCTACGAATCGCTCTATTCTGTGAGTAGTCTTGGCCGGGTCAGGGCCGAACAGAAGACCGTCCATCGCAGCAACGGCCACAACTACGTCACGGGCTCCAAGATCATGCGCCCGGCCAAAGGCGTTAGCCAGCACTACCTATCTGTGAGGCTGTGCGGCGTCGGACCCACAAAGACACGGTACGTACACCACTTGGTCATGGGCGCGTTTGCGTCCGAGAAGCCCGATGGACACGAAATCTGTCACAACGATGGCGATCCACAGAACAACGCTGCGTCGAACCTTCGGTGGGGGACCAGAAGGGAGAACCATGCTGACAAGAAACTGCATGGGACGGGGACGGTTGGCGAGCGCCACCCCGGCGCCAGATTGACGGACGAAAGAGTCCTTGCGTTACGGGCAAGGCGTCAGCAAGGGGCGTCCTTCACGGACCTGTCGAATGAATTCAGCATCACCAGAATGACGGCCTATCGCGCCGCCGTTGGTCAATCTTGGAGCCACATCAAATGAACACCGAAACCACACTTGAGTCCATCGACTTGATGGACGCAGAAACCTCCGATCACGCCGTAGCCCTCAAGCGCGATATGCCGCTGGCCGAGGTCACACAAGGACCGCTGGCGATGGCCATGCAAGCGATGCGGGCCGGCATGAGCATCGCTGACATGCGCGACATGCTGAACCTGCAGAAGGAATGGGAAGCGAACGAAGCCCGCAAAGCATTTGTCGATGCCATGTCGGAGTTCAAGAAGAACCCGCCTTCGATCTTGAAGGACAAGCATGTGGCATTCAGCACTGCCAAAGGCATGACTTCCTACGACCACGCCACCATCGGCAACGTGTGCGACCAGATCATCAAGGCCGCAGCCGAGTATGGATTCAGCCACCGTTGGATTCCATCGAAGGGCGAGAACGGCGCCCTGGTCATCACATGCGAAGTGACGCACCGCCTGGGCCATTCGCAGAACACGCCGATTGAAGGCCCGCGGGACGACTCGGGCACAAAGAACATCCTGCAGGCGAACCAGTCAACTCGTACCTACCTGCAGCGCCATTCTCTGCTGATGGCCTTCGGTTTCGCCACCAAGGACCAGCCAGACGATGACGGGATGGGTGGCCCGCAAGTCCCGTCCGAACTGCTGCAAGCCGCCCGCGAAGCCGCCATGCAGGGATGGAAGCCGTTCGCCGCGTGGATCAAGTCCCGCACAGAAGCAGAGCGCGAACAGCTCAAGCCCGAATCCGACAACCTCAAGCGCGCAGCCAAAGCCGCAGACCAGAAAGGTGCAGCATGATTCACTATGACTTCGAACAAGGGTCTGACGAATGGAAGGCCGTCAGACAAGGCGTCATCACTGGCAGCCGGTTCAGCGAGGCCCGCGACCGACTCAAGACCGGCAAGCCGAGTTCCAAGGCCCTGCTGTACGCGATGAACGTCGCTCGCGAACGCTGCGGCGGCAAGGCGCCCGACACGTTCCAGAACGCCGCCATGCGCTTCGGCAGCGAACAGGAAGCCTTCGCCCGGTCGGCCTACGAATCGGCAACTGGCGCGCTGGTCGAACCGGTCGGATTCTTCAAGACCGACGACGGTTGTTTTGGCCTCTCGCCCGATGGACTCATCGATGACGATGGCGTTCTGGAAATCAAGACGATGGTGTCGAGTGACACGCTGTTTACCGCCGTGGCCGATGGCGACATCAGCGCCTACATCGATCAGTGCGACGGGTATCTGTGGCTCTTGGGCCGCAAGTGGGTAGATCTCTGCCTCTGGGCGCCCGACATGGCCGACCTGGGCCTGGACATGGTGATACACCGCATCACCCGCGACGAATCTCGCATCGAGAAACTGGAATCGGACCTGATGGCATTCAGCCTGACGGTACGCAC